ACACGGCATATTGATATCGCTGTGGCGCTCGTGATAGCGGTCGATCGTGCGCTTAGGTGGCGTGAGACTGAGACGGTCAACTCGGATGACTCGCTAGTTGTTCTGATATGAGAGGTTCAAATATGAATGAGTTCGGTGTGTTGTTGTTGGTGGTGGCTGGCTTGACTGCTATCGCTGTTGGCGTGTGGGCTGTGTTCCCTCCTGCGGTGTGGATCATCGGCGGTGCGCTGGCGCTTCGTGTGGCTGTGCGTGCTGTCGATGAGGCCAGCGAATGATGCGTATCACAGACCTGATCACAGGTGCGCTGTCTGCACGCAGTATCTCGCTGCAGGATATGTTCAACTCTGGTGGCGACCTGTCTATGGTCGGCGGTATGGGGTCACACGCAGGCGTCAGAGTTGGTGTGAAACAAGCGGGGCAGCTGTCTGCCGTGTATGGTTCCTGGCGGATCATCTCTGAGGCCATCAGCACGCTACCACGCAACCTGTACAGCGAAGGCACCGCTGCTGTACCAACGTTGGTAACTCCTCGACCTGCGTGGCTTGACCGGCCTAGCAAGCATGAACTGTGGTCAGAGTTCCTCGGGCAGGTGCTGATGTCGCTGCTACAGGATGGCAACGCTTTCGTGCTGCTCGACTGGTCCGACTTTAACGACGGACTAGCAGCGATGTCTGTGCTAGCGCCTGACTCTTGTGTACGTGAGAGCAAGGAGATCGTCAAGATCACTAACCGTGCGACTGGCACGGTCACGTTGGTGCCCGAGTTCCTATCTGAATCTGGTGCTTCGCTCGAGGTCATGCACCTGCGGGGTATGACTGCACCCGGTTCGCTTCATGGCATGTCCCCGATCGCTGCTTGCGCTGAGACGTTGGGCGTGAGTCTGGCAGCGCAACGTTACGGCGCTTCGTTCTTCAAGAACGACGCCACACCGGGCGGTGTCATCGAGATCCCGCCGGAGGTTAAACTGTCGGACACTGGCAGGGCTGCGACACGTGAAGCGTGGTCTGATCTGTTCTCAGGGCCAGACCGTGCAAAACGGGTTGCTGTGCTCACTGAGGGTGCCAAGTTTAGGACCTTGCAGGTGGCACCCGGTGAGGCTCAGTTCCTCGAGCAGCGCAGGTTCACTGTGCAGGAAGTGGCCCGCATTTACGGTGTGCCTCCGCACCTGTTGCAAGACAACGCAGGAACGTCTGGCTGGGGCACTGCGATGGCTGAACAGAACAACCAGTTCGTTGTGCACTCGCTTCGCCCGTATCTTGAACGGATTGAGGCCAGGTTCACGGAGCTCGCACGGCGTATAGCTGGCGACTCGTCTGTGTCGGTGGTCATCAATGAGGAGGCGCTGCTGCGTGGTGCTACTGCTGAACGCTGGAGCGTGTTGCGGTCCAACGTCGCAGCAGGCGTGATCACAGCTGATGAGGCGAGACTAGCTGAGAACATGGGGCCGCTGCCTGACGGTGCCGGCGCTGTGCCTTGGATCCCGTTAGCGCAAGCACCGAAGGAAGAAACACCCGACAACATTGAACAACCTGCACAGCAGGAGAAGGAATGAGCATGAACATTGAGACACGAATCACTTCGGTTGGCGGTCCGCAGGTGTTCGATGAGCGAACCCTGGTCGGCTACGGTGCCGTATTCGGTAAGCCTTCGCAGGATCTCGGAGGTTTCACTGAGATCATCGAACCCGACGCTTTTAACCGTTCGCTCGGCCACGGTGGCGACGTGCTGTGCTGTGTGAACCATGACCCTAACCAGCTGCTAGGCCGTTCGATGTCTGGCACGATGAAGCTGAGCGTTGACGAAGTAGGGCTGCGCTATGAAGTACAGGTACCTGACACGTCTGTGGGGCGTGACGCTCTGGCTATGGCTGAGCGTGGTGACCTGTTTGGCAGCTCGTTCTCGTTCAGTGTTAAAGCTGCCGGCGAGCGTTGGGAACAAGTCGAAGGCCGGAACGTGCGGTATCTGACAGAGGTCGCACTGTACGAACTCGGACCTGTCGTGTCGCCTGCGTATCTTGACACGACTGTGGCTGCACGTTCATTGTCCAGCTATGTAGATCTGGCGGCAGCTGAGGCTGTCGCAGAGGTAACTGAACTGACCGAGGAGGCGACCCGCTTACGCACTCGCCTGCTCGACTGGTCGGGGCAGCTATCAATTCGGTGACCCGCCAAGCGCACTCACCAAGTTATTGCAAACAGGGCAGATTGCCCGAACTAGTACAGTCGCCGCTTGGCGGCAGAAGAGGACTCATTATGAGTGAAGAAACTAAGCCAGTAAACGAAGAGATTCGTGCTGCGTACGATGCTCGCATGTCAGCTATCGCTGATCTCCGTGCGATTGACCAAGAGATTGGTGAAGGTCCTGTATCGGAAGAACAACGTGCGAAGATTGACCGTGCTAACGCTGCGGTTGACTTGAACGATGAGAAGATTGAACGCGGTTTCCGCAAGCAAGAGCTTGAAGCTCACTCTGCGAAACTTGACGCCCTTGTTGGTGTTCAGGTTGATGCCGGTCAGCGTGACGCAGACGATGGTCTGACTCCTGTTGAGCGTGAAGCACGTGTGCTCCTCCTCGGTAAGGATCACCCTGAGGCTCGCAGTTCTGCACAGTTCAACATGGCACAGGGTGACTACTCTAAGATCGCTCGTCGTGATATTCTCGCTGGCACCACTGGTGACGGCGAAGAGCTTATTCCGGCTAGCCTGTTTGGTCAGCTGTATGTTCAGATGCGTGAAGGTGCGACCAGCATGTTCTCACTGGCCCGTGACGTTGTTACGAGCTCCGGTGAGGCTATGACGTTCCCGACTGTCACGTCGTTCTCGTCTGCTGCGATCATCGCAGAGGCCGGGAGCGTTGGTGAGAGCGACCCTCAGTTTGGCACTGTTGTGCTTGATGCGTACAAGTACGGTCTGAGCATTCAGGTCTCGAGCGAGTTCACTGCTGACAACGCTGTGCCTGGTGCTGTCCCGTGGATCCTTGATCAAGCTGCTGATGGTATGCGTCGGGGTGTTGGCGCTCACCTGATCACTGGTACTGGTTCCGGTCAGCCTAACGGTGTCGACAACGGTACCAACGCTTACGTGCTCGGTGGAGTTATTGCGCCGACGGCTGCGGAATTGATTTCAATTCAGCACGATATTGCTTCGCCGTATCGTCAGAACGCTGTCTGGTTGTTCAACGATGCGACAGTTGCAGATCTTAGAATCCTAGCCGATGCCGATGGCCGATATTTATGGAATCCGAGCATGCAGGCTGGCGCAGCGTCTACCCTCCTGGGTGCACCTGTGTACACTGACAACAGTCTTGCCACAATCGGCGCTAACGCTAAGATCGGCATTTACGGCGATCTTAAAGCTGGCTATCTGGTGCGCACTGTCGGCGGTATCCGGGCAGACGTTTCGCCCGATTTCAGCTTCTTGAATGATCTCGTCACCTGGCGATTCATCATGCGTGCAGACGGCGACATCGTGGACAACAATGCGTTCACTGTTATCACTGATGCTGCTAGCTGATATTAGCTAGTAGTTAGTTCACACCGTAGACTGATCATTTGTGGTGTGGTATGTTAGAAACTAGTTGGGAGCGGTGCGGTGCTCGTATCGCTTCACCGCTCCCTACTGGTCAATCCTATACGAGAGGGATGAGTTATGAGAGTTTGTAAACGAGACGGCTGCGTCAACGAGCTGACAGGCAGCCACCCGAACCGGATGTTCTGTTGTGCCAAGTGCAAGCGGAAACAAGCGTACGACAACACTGACCCGCTGCTACGGGCTGAACGCCAGCGTAAAGACTATCTGAAGAATCAGGAAGCCAGGAAAGCAGCAGCCCGCTCCCGCTACGCAGACAACAGAGAAGAGTTCGCTGCTGAGAAACGAGCAGCTAGGGCGGCTGACCCAGAGGGGCATAGGGCCAGAGGGAGAGAGTACTACCGGAAGAAGAACCCGCTACCAGCAGCGAGGTCGTGCATGTCGTCTGGGTGCCACAATTTGGTGCAAGGTCATGCAGGGATAGTGTACTGCACACCAGAGTGCGGAAACAGGTTCAATGCTAAACAATGGCGAGAGAACCACCCTGAGCTGTTCGCTGAGCATAACAAGCAGTACAGAGAAGACAACCCAGAGAAGATAAGGAGTTACTACCGTAAATATGCAGCTTCGCCAAAAGGAAGAGCGAGGGGTCGAAGGGCCAGTAACAAACGGCGCACTGATGCAGGGTCAACGGTCCCTCAGTCGTGGGTGCGTCGCACTGATCATGACGATTCGCTGTGTTACTGGTGCGGTAGTGATGACGTGGCACATGTCGATCACGTCATGCCGATATCGCTGGGTGGTCCGGCTACAGAATCGAACGAGGTGCCATCGTGTGCCGACTGTAATCTACGGAAGAACGCTAAGCACCCGCTGGTGTGGATCGTCGAGTTAATTGAGAGGTCATGATATGAAGTTCATCGAAGTTAAGGGCCGCATGGTTCCTGAGGATCACAGCGATGCAGTCGAGTTTCTCGCTGAGAAGGCTGCCGCTGAGAAGGCTGCCGTGAAGCCTGCTGTGAAGCGTTCACGGAAGAAGTCGAAGGAGACCGCTATGGTTGAACCTGTCGATATTGAGCGGGCTGATATCTGATGGCGTACACGACCAGGGCAGAGATGCGTGCGTTGAACGGGCTGGGTGATTCTGCCGTGTTCAGCGACGCCGATATTGACGCTGCGATTCTTATCGCTGGTGAGACGATCGACGACTACTGTGGCACGTCGTTTGGCGATCTGACCACGCCTGCATACGAGTCGTTTACTTGCACGGTCGATGGTTCTGGTCGTGACCGTGTGACGCTGCGCACTGATGCCGGCGTGAACATCATGTACCCACGCACTATCTCGTCTGTGACGATTGACGGTGTAGCTGACGGTGTTGGTATCTCGTACGTGTTGCGCCCGACGGGCGTCATTGTGCGCAACACTGGCACGTTCACGTATGACGATGAGGGCCGCAATATCGTTGTGGTAGGTACTGCGGGGTTTACAGACGAGCCTAGTGAGTCGATCAAGTGGGCTGCTCGTTCGTTGGCTAGGTTCTGGCTGCTGTCGTTGCAGTCCAGGGTGCCAGAACGGGCGCTTCAATTGACCACTAGCGACGGCAGTTTTGAGATGCGTGCTCAGGCTGGTGCGCCGGGTCGTCCCTCTCCGATGCCTGACGTTAACGCAGTGTTGAACCGTAACCGTCACGGGCTGAGGGTTGGCTGATGGCTACCGTTTCGA